CTCAAACCGGTGATTACTCACCCTTGCCATACATATGCGGCTTTCGCGGCATACGTATCCCTGGTCCTACTCTGTCCCATCCGCGTAATACGCCTTTGGAGACAGATAAAGGTACCAAGGCAAGCTTTGAGTTGGCTCTCGCCAGCTCACCCACTTACGCACGTACTTGTGATCGTAAATGGTAGCCTCCGATGTCTTGCTGGGAGGAGAGAGTTTCTTTAGTCGAGAAATACTCCAAGGACCCCCGAAAAGAACTTGAGAGTTCTTATTCAGGAACCACAAGTAGTAACCTCGACTATCGATGAATGGTCGTACAGATGTCTTTGGGACATAGGCACGATACCACTCACTCTGTGTACCACGTAATTTTCGTGGTAAACTCCTTCCTGAAGCAAGAATTCCTAGGCGACGTGCGAGACCGGGATCTATCCAGACTCCGGACATCGTGTCCTCGTTATAAGGAACGGCTGATAACTTATACTCGAAGATCATTTTCTTCAAGTACGCCATCAGACGGCCCTCGGGCGAGGCAACACTCCGTACTGTATTCACTAGATGACACAGCGTAGCTTTACGCTGGTTAATCTCCCGAATATATACGGGTGTCACGCATTCACCATCGAAGAAATCGCCTCCACATGATTCCCGAAAGGGTCCCGATGTGAAGGTCTTCTCTTCATTGATGGTGAAACCTAAGAATCCCAGTAGCCGCCAAAGGTCCCGATAGCTCTCCTGTCGTATGATGATATCATCACCATACACAAGAAAGTTGTCATTCCCATTAACGGCATAACAGGCAGCGGCGAAAATCAAGGTTTCAACGCAGAACGTAGCTCCGTTTCCCATTGAGGAAAACTTTGCATACGTTCCGTGCCCAAACACTCCCCGATAAAATGGGGAACGTATCCGACATAAGTAGTCCAACCAGTCATCTGGAAATAACAGCATGACTGTGTTGTATGCTACAGTGTCAGATGCTGCCTTGAGATCAACGGTCGCATTTAGACCGTCAATCGAGGCGGCTTGAGCAGCCTTGACGTTCGAAGATTGGTCTGACAAGTCAATTCCAAAGGAGCGTAAACGCTCCTTGGCGTACGAATCAAATGCAAGCTGAAGGGCCAAATTGCCTTCAGGTTCGCAAGCGATCGTACGGCTCGTCTTCCAATTCTTAGGCACAAGCTCGACGCGATTAGACTTAACTATCCTCCCCTTAAAGGTGTCAAAACCATAATAGTTATAGACACTTTGAAGTAACTCATACGCCCATTTTGTAACGAATGGGCGGAGAGTCATCTTCATTTGGGGAAGACTATTCCGTCTAGCGCGTTCAGACGTAGCTCCCGGAGTCACTCTCACCAGAGACGGCAATTGTCTCCGGAATGAGCTAAACTCGCCTAGAACCCTACTTATGTAGAGTCTCATCTCGCGGATGCGATGTCGAATCACTGGGTCCAACAGACTCAGATCATTGACCGCATCTCGCAGACGCCGGTTAGTAAGTGAACATTGCAGCTCAGAGTCAAAGAAGCTCTGTTTAGCTGCTCTTTCACAGACTTCCGAATTAGCAAATAAGGCATTTTTCCTATAAAAAGCCTCAATTTGTCTAAGCGAGCGAAACTCATCAACCGAATGCAATGCTTGGTCAAAGAGTTGGGAGCAGGTAGCTAACTTAGAAATGTCACGCGACCGCAGATAACCTAAAACGGTGGCGTACACTCCTGGGTCAGCTGCCTTCGGAGTCAGGTCTTGGAGGTAGCTCCGACATATGTCGTGGACTATCTCTTTTGGTTCCATGTGGAATCCTTTCTTCTAAAGTAGAAGCTTAGCGCAGATGTCAAGTATGTCAGCTAAACCGCGTAGCAATATCGCTACCTCAGCAAGCGTGACACTCAAGACATCGGCTAGAGCCATTCTTGGGTATTGACGCTGTTTGCGAACTCATCCCCTGCGATAATATCGCGGAAGATGGCAAGCGCAGCGTCTCTGTCGGCGGAAACTCCAGCCAACGGATACCGAGTGACTACTTCGAAAGAGACCTTGTTTCCGAGAATAACCCCGTCAGCGTCTACTGTCGCATGAACAACTTTCATTGCGTACTCGACAATGACTTGGTTACCTTCCGGGACACGCCTTTTCTCGATCACAACCTTCGGCATAACGGCCGTATGGCCGGACGTCGTAGACGTGCGCGAGTTCCCAATGTTGGAAAACTCTGTGAGGACAGTCGTCATGGCTGCCATGTAGGACACTCCTTTCGGTAGGAATTACTTCCTCCTAGAAGTTACTGCCTGAATGATAAGTGCTAGAAGGTCTGCGACCTTAAAAGCATCCATCCTCAGGCGTGGTGAAGGGATAAGTGGTACCAACGAAGGGATTCTGACCAACAATTGTGCGGAACTGCTTCCCGTCTGGTTAAAGTCAACAGCTAAAGCTGTATTCTTTCTCCTCGTGGACTCATACATTCTGGTCACGTCTATGACGTAACCGTAGGAGGCCGCATAAGCGACGGCAGTACGCACGAATGCAGCAGCAGCTATCGCTCTTCCAACGCCTATAACCCAGTCGACCACAAAGCTGAATGGGATTAACTCCCAACCAGTAATTGTTACGTCATACCGGAAGCGTGGAACCGCGATATCTGCCACGACATTGCCCCTTACTCCCACCTTAATCGCATCATTCCAGATGTGATCGGTGAAGTAATAGGTGCTGCTTTCCGTCCATGCATTGGATTCACTTTGTCCATAGGTCATCCCACAGGACTTAGAGATCCGTTGCACGGAGTCTTTATGGCTGGTTACAGCATCATGCAGATCCTGAAGATCATACATGAGCGTTCGCCAACCATATCGACCCTCTAGCCAAAGCCCTGTGTACGCACGGAGACTTAGACGTCTCGGATTCGTAGTAATAATGTGTGCCAGCTTGGGCACAACACCACGAAACATGCGATATACACTTGTGAGCTCGGCTAGGAACGTAAGCATGTCGTGTCCTGACGAGTAAATGGCTGCAGCAGCATCCGTAATGAACCTAGATGGGTTCGTCGGGATGAAACTGTTAAGCCGCTGCTCCGTCAGAAGCCAATGTGAGTAAGGCGTAGCGTCACGTTCATACTCATAGTAGCTCGAAATCGAGCCAAGTTTGAGATATCCGTGACCTGATGTCGTCCCATACACTTTGAACTTTTTCCAATGTGTTTGGGGTAACAAAACGCCTTCCCTCTTTAGCTTGTGGAAATTTGGAGTATTGCTACCCCCCCAGTATCCATTGTCTGCCAACGCCAATTCATACACATTGACGTTAAACATCCAAGGAGTACAAGAAGGGGTACAATGTCGATAGTAGTCCGGATGATTTTCCGTTCTATCTCGATTCCAACTTCCACCACGCTGCAAACTGGTCATACCTATAGCCCCTATAATGGAGCCACAGGCTCCTCGCTGATGAACCCTGACACTCGCATTTAAGTGCCAGAACAGGGACCAACATTGGACGTACCTAAATAGGTACGCTCTCACCCCTCCCAAGGGGTG